TTTTATATTGGTGACTTGCAACATGAAGATACACGATGTTGAAGATCCTAAACAATTTGTAGAAGTATCTGGTTGTAGTGCTATGGGAAACCTGGATAAGTTTGGTACAGGTAATGGTATGAGTTATGCCAAGAAGTATGCTTACTTAAACGCATTACACTTGAAAACAGGTTTAGATTTAGAAGATGGTTACAATGCAAAACCTTTTTCAACTAACAAAATTCCACAGAGTAGTGGTACGAAACATGGTAGTCAAACTACTCATGTAAAAAAAGATGTGCAAGCAATCATGTCTGATATTCAAGGATGTAAAAACATTTATGAATACAGAAGGGTCAAGAAAGAAGTTGATCCTTATATTGAAACTGCACTTAAAAACAAAAGTCCCAAATTGTACGCAGAGATAAGTGATCTGTTAGAGACAAGAGGGGATGAACTAAATAGGAGAACATAATGAGTAATATATACATAAAACTTATTGCGAACCACCCTGTTTTAAAGCAAACCATTCTTGACATAATGCAAATGAAAAAAGAACAAGGAGATAATACTCCTCTTTTTGTTGCTCCCAAGAATGAAGAAAGACCTGACAAGAACTGGACTATTGGTGTGAATATCCCTCAAGAAGCCAATGGTTGGTATAGTCAAGCTGCTTTCGGTGCTACAACAGATGATGGACAAGCTACAGGTGGTGTAAATGTTTCATTAAAACCTAACGATGCAAGTAAATCATCAACAGGTGGAAGTGGACAACCAGCAATGGGTGGGTATAAAAAACCTTTCCCAAAAACTGGAACTTATGGTAGTTATAAAAGATAGAGCTTAGGCTCTAAGTTTGTGGCGGAGTTTTAGTCATTACCCTTGACTTTCTTACGTTGTTTTCCTTCGCCACAGACTCCAAACAATATGAATAAAAATAAATTACAGAAACAAATTGGTGGTTCACACTACAAAGATAATTTTAAAATCCAACCTATCGAATATATCCAAGCTAATCATATGCAATTTGCTGAGGGATGTGTTGTGAAGTATGTGTCAAGACACTCGTTTAAAAATGGTAAAGAGGATATATTAAAAGCCATGCAAAATCTAGAATTTATATTAGAAAGAGATTACAATGATTGACAAGTCCACCAAAAAGGTTATAAGAACAAAGTACGGAGATGCAAACTTTAAATATGTAGAAAGTTTTGATTCCGTTAAGAAAGCTGCCGACCCCTCAAATGAGGGAGAGTTAGTAGAAGTAGTGGTCAACGAGATTAAATGGGATCACACAATAGTGAAGGAGAAAACTGATGGACAACAACCAAGATCTAACAAAGATCAAGGAAAGTCTGCAAAGAACGAGAGACCTACAGAGAAAGAAAAGTGAGCTGTATGTTAAGTACGTTCAAAAGGCTAACAAATTAAAAGCTGAAAGTTATAGCTTACATTTGAAAGTCACAGACTACGAAGACCAGTTAATGAGAGCTTAGTCTTTTATTAACAAAGTTAAAACAACAACAAAAGTTGGCAACAACTGAAAGGGTACTATGCACTTAGAAATAATCAATAAGAAAAAGAAACAAATTAAACTTGGCATGAAAGCTATCATGTTTAGAGAACTATCACCAAGAGAACTACAGATATATAGAACAGGATTTAAGAATGGTTATAGGTTAGCTGAAACGCATTTAGTTTATAAAAGCCAGGCACTTGCAGACAAACTACAAATGAAAGAAGATCGAGATAGAATTAGAAAGCAAGTCGAGTACAAGCACCCTGTAGGTTATGAAACTTTTAATAAGATATTATATACTGTCGGCAAACATTATAATATTAGCACCAAAGAAATCATGAGCAGAAGAAGATTGGCTTACATGATTAAACCACGATCAGTTATTATTAATTATATTTTAGAACACTTCCAAATCTCAACACCTAAGTTGGGAATGTTTTTTAATTACGATCACTCAACCATCATTCATTATAGAAGAGCTAAGGTAAAACAAACAGGGATATGGAAACCTTTAGAATATATTTGGAAAGATTATGAGATGATTAAAAAAGAATTACTTAAATCCTCTTAACATAGATTGATAACTTTTTTTACTTACAGTAGATTTAGATTTACTTCTACTTGTACCAGATTTTTTTCTTTTGTTAATGTTGTAATACAAACCTTTCTTAGCGGTCTTACCTGATTTAGTTTTGTGATAACCTTTTTTCATTACTTCCTTTTTGATTTAGATTTAACTATTTTTTTTTGTAGTCCTTTAGGTAAAGTCTTTTGTTTAGCTGTAAGTTTACCTTTTGATTTCTTGCCGTACATTTTGTTTCTCCATTTTTATATATTGATCGAAACAACTTTCTGTGTTCTCACCATAGTGTTCACAAAAATGTTTCTTCTCTGCATTTATAATCCACCCACCATCATTACTCAAGAGTTCTCTTTCACACATCGTACATTTTCCACATACTAAAGTTAGATTGTTACGAGACCAGGTTTTTTTCTTTACCATTGTTTAATTGTAATCATTTATGATTACCATTTTTTGCAGGACCAATAACGAGCTGTGAGTTTACTTGTAGCTGTATTGCATTTGTGTCTAGCTCTAAATGATTTACGTCTAGCGGGTTGATCTTTTTTGATTGTCATATTTGCATCGCCATATCTAATCAACTTAACTTGATTACCTGACTTAGCCAGAACTGCAAACTTTTTACTTTTAGTTCTAGCATTTTTAGGTTTGTTATAACCTGCAAATTTTTCACCTCTATATGTTATAGCCATAATTGTTTATAATATTTTTTATCATATAAGACAACTTTCCATTTATCTTTCTTTTTAAAGTTCCCCCTGTTAGCATATTCTGTGGCTTCTTTTTCTGTGTCCCATATCTCATTGGTGAACAACTCCCACTTATCATTACGCATCCACAGTATACAATACACTATTCAGATATTCCCATGAGCCATAGCATCAGAAAGATATAGCAAATGATTTCCATTATTCTAATATAAGTGATTTGATAGATTTAGATCCATCAATATTTGTTTCAAGTGTTGCTTTAGATTTAATACATTTATAATCTATGTTAGCTTTGACTTGTCTTGTGGCTTCACGTTTATGTTTAAGACATACAGACATAGACTCTTGTATTCTATGTTCCTTAATATCTGGTCCTATAAACATAAGAAGTGCTACAATCTCTGCTATCATTAGTGTCCGTTTCCATTCTTTCTAACTTTGTCTTTTAACTTCTCTACATCAGCTAGTGTTTTTTCTAGCTGTTGTTTTAAAAATTCTATATTGACTTTGTTAGTCATGTTTTGTTCTTGGTTTTTAATTAACTTTTCTACATCTTCAAAGACAGCTTCTAATAACATAAACTGTTCTTGATCTGTAGGTTTCTGTTCAGACTTTTTAAGTAAGTCTGCTTGGAATAGTTCTCTTGATGTTTCTAAAGATGTAAGTCTAGCAGTAACTTGTGTATACGCAACAACACCCATAACCACACCAATAATTATTCCTACCATATTCTTAATTGGCATACTCACTTCTGTTTTGTCTGATAATTTTAGTGCCATAATTTAATGTCCTTGACCTCTATATTTTTTCCAAGATTTTTTTTTATGTTTATTCATAGATGAACTTTTAGGTCGTCTACCGAGACTAGTACTTTTTGCTATTCTTTCGTGTGGAGTTTTGTCTGCGTTGAACTTTTTTGCCATTCTTTTTTCCTGTTTGTTGAGATAATAAACTTACTTTTCTACTGTATTGCTGTGATGAATTAGTCATTATACTTTTCATTTTTTAAATTTTTTTCCAGATAATAAGTTAGTAACTGATATTCCATAGTTACCACCTACCACTATAAATATTAAATAGAGATAAACTTCTGGTATATTTTTAAGTTGTTCAAAGTAAAACTCTACTTTTTGTAGCATAGCCATATCTCCCCAGAATGTAGCATAAGCAAGAATACCTAAAGGTGCTAGTATAAATGCACCTAGTATTAAATCTAAAAACAAAGAGCCATTTCTTTTTGCTCTTTCGTTTCCTGTTTCCATTTCCGCTAAAGCTATTGCGTGTTTTCTTTCGCTTTTTTCTTTACGTCTTTGCATAAAAGTTCCAGCAGCTTTAGACCCTATGTTGAATAATAATCTATATGGTATCATCTGTTCCTTTTATTTTCTCTTCTAGTTCCTTTATCTTAGCTAATGCCTTTTCTAAATCTGTAGTCGAAAATTCTAGTTTTTGCAAACATCTTTTATTGGCAGCATCTTTAGATTTTCCAGCATCTTCCAGCTCACTAATCTGCTGTTTTAAGATTCTAACTTGATCTTTATACTCGGTTATGATTTCGCCTGTGTCCATATTATTTGTTATAATATATTTTGACTTTAAGTTTTTTTTGTTCTGGAGTAAGACCTCTGTTGATTAAACTTCCTGCTTTTCTTGTATATTTATCTTTTGGTATATAATCTGTTTTTCTATAGTTAGCTGATTTGACATCATACGCTTGATATTCACCGGTGTCTATATCTAAAACTACCATATCTATTGGACCTTTACCCATAGCAGGTACAAAGACAATCTTATTTGGGTCTTTAGCAAAGTTAGCTTGAGCAATCAGTTCATTGTAGAGTCCTACTGACGCTGTCTGTCTGCGTTTAGCCATCCCATTTAAAAAAACCTAGAATGACCGCAAGTGTGCCGCCAATAACAACTAGGAAATTTATAACACCTTTTCCTTTGTTCATATCAGAGTGTAGATTTTTTATATCTACTCTCATTTCGTCTATAGCTTTAAATAAAGTTTTCATGCGTTCCGCACACACCTTCTCATGGTATGAGATGCGAATACTATTATTTTTTTCTGCGTATTCTTTAATTTTTTTTACACTTGCAGATGATTTTTTTAATTTTGTTTTTGACATAGCTTTTTACTTTTCCCAAAAATTTTGTTATTTCTTCTAAAAATATTCCTATCATTTTATCCATATCAACTCCTATGATTCTGTTACTTCTGTACATTTAAAGTTTATCATAACTTTATTGTTAT